AGGTAAATAAAATATGAACCCAAACGAAATTTCTCTTGAAAATGTATCAAAATTATTTGAATATGAAAAAATAGCAAGAGATATTGATAAAATTGATGATATAGAGATCGTAAAAAATTTTGCAAAATGCTATGCAAAATTGTATATGAAACAGCAAGAAGTTATCTCTACTTTTGTTTAATAAATATTTTGAAGGCTCTTGAAAGATAAATGGCGCAACCATCAACTAGACAGGAATTAATTGATTATTGTAAAAGAAAACTGGGAGCGCCAGTTTTAGAGATAAATGTTGCCGATGAGCAAATAGAAGATTTAGTTGATGATGCCGTACAATTCTTTCAAGAAAGGCATTTTGACGGAGTAATTCAAACTTTCTATAAGTACAAAGTCACGCAACAAGATATAGATAGAGCAAGAGGAACTGTTGGTGTAGCTACAACCTCATCATCATCAATTATATCTGGAAGCGTAACAAATTTTGGATTTGAAGAGAATCAAAATTATATTCAAATTCCACCAAATATCATAGGTGTTAATAAAATATTCCAATATGATGGGACAAATAGTGTTTCAAGTGGAATGTTTAGTATTAAATATCAATTATTTTTAAATGATCTCTATTACTGGGGATCTTTAGAACTTCTGACTTATAATATGACAAAGAGGTATCTTGAAGATATTGATTTTCTGTTAAACCCACAAAAACAAATTAGATTTAATAAGAGACAGGGTAAATTGTTTATTGATGTTGATTGGTCAGCAATATCTGCGGATCAATATTTACTTATTGATTGCTATAGTGTTCTTGATCCAAATGATTATTCTAGAGTTTGGAATGATTCATTCTTAAAGGAGTATTTGACCGCACTTATTAAAAGACAATGGGGTCAAAATTTACTTAAGTTCCGTGGAATGAAATTGCCAGGTGGAGTTGAATTTAATGGTAGAGAAATATACGAAGATGCTCAAAGAGAAATAGATAAAATTATGGATAAAATGTCAAGTACATACGAATTACCACCTCTTGATATGATTGGTTGATATTATGCTAAACCCATTTTTTCTAAACGGATCAAAATCGGAGCAATATCTTTTACAGGATTTGGTAAATGAATCCATAAGGATGCACGGTATTGAAATATATTATATGCCAAGATCTTTTATTGGCGAAAATAGTATAATACGAGAGGTAGTTGTTTCTAAATTTGAAGATGCTGTCCCGTTGGAAGCTTATGTAATGAGTTATGATGGTTGGGAAGGTCAGGGAGACACTCTTTCAAAATTTGGTATTGAAACAAAAGATGAACTTGTCTTGGCAATATCTCAAGAGAGATATGAAACATATGTTCAACCATTATTAGTTGGAAAAGAAAATTTAAAATTGATATCTAGACCGAAAGAAGGTGATTTAATATATTTTCCGCTTGGAGATAGATTATTTGAAATTAAACATGTTAAAAGAGATAATCCATTTTATCAATTACAAAAAAACTACATTTATGAACTAAAGTGTGAACTTTTCAGATATGAAGATGAAATTATAGAAACACAAATAAAAGAAATTGATGATGAAGTTGAAAATGATGGTTATATCGTATCAATGTCACTGATTGGTATTGGTACTACCGCAACAGCAGTTGCTGGAATTACCACAAATACTGGATCGGTTAGATTTATTAGTCTTTTGGACCGTGGTTCAGACTACCGAACGACACCTACCGTTACATTATCGCCACCACAAGTATCTGGTGGTACAACTGCAACTGCTGTTGCTATCACAAGTTCAACTAATTATACTGATTCATACTATTATATTGATAGAATTTTGATATTAGATCCGGGAAGTGGTTACACTTCTGCACCATCAATATCAATTATTGGACCTGTTGGTTCTGGAGCAATAGCCACAGTTGGAATAGCAACTTTTGGATCTGTTGGATTGGTGACAATCACAGATGCTGGTGGTCCATATATTGATCCTCCAATAGTAACTATAAGTCCAAATCCAAATTCAGCTACTTATGGAGATGCTTCTGCTGAAGCTATTCTTGACGAAAATGGAAGTGTAATAAGAATAAGATTCCAGGATGCTGGTGAAGGATATCCATATCCACCAACAATAACATTCTCTGCACCAGAATCTGCGGCCATTCTTGTTGATAATGGTTTTGAGTTGAATGACACTATTACGGGTTCAATTTCTGGAGCTACTGCTAGAGTCAAATCTTGGGATGCTGTCGGTGGAGTTTTGAATATATCAAATATTTCTGGGGAATTCGTTCCTGGTGAGCAAATCACTGGAAATAATGGAAGTATTTTTGTGATAGATAGTATACCATTATTTGATACTGTTAACGCTTTTGCTGACAATGATACTATTGAAGAAGAAGCAGATAATATATTAGATTTCACAGAAAGAAACCCATTTGGTGAGGTATAGTTAAATGTTAGGAACTTATTTTTATAACGAGATTATACGCAAAACAATCATTGCATTTGGAACGATATTTAATGACATTGACATTCGTAGAAAGGATAATAGTAGTAGCGTAGTGAGCACTATTAAAGTTCCTTTAGCGTATGGTTCTATACAAAAATTTCTTGCCAAAATAAATGAGCAACCAGATATTGAAAGTAAAAAAGGAATATCTCTGCCTAGAATGTCTTTTGAGATGACATCTTTACAATACGATTCTGGAAGAAAACTAACCACAACCAAAGAATTTAAAACTCTTGATAAAACTTCTGGTAAGGAAATTTTAAAAATTTTTATGCCAGTTCCATATAATATTGGTTTTGAACTCAATATTATGAGTAAAACAAATGAAGATGCACTTCAAGTAGTTGAACAAATACTACCATATTTCCAACCATCATATAATATTACTGCAATTTTAATACCACAAATAACAGAAAAAAAAGATATTCCAATTGTTCTTGATAGTATTCAAATGCGAGATGATTATGTTGGAGATTTTAATTCAAGACGAACAATAATTTATACGTTAAATTTCACAGCAAAAACTTATCTTTACGGACCAATTCCAACATCAACACCAGGAATCATTAAGAAAGTTCAGGTTGATTATCATACGGATACTGAAAGAAATTATCCAAGATCGGTTCGCTATACTGTTTCAGCCACTGCGGTTGAACCTTACTCAAACAATAATATTGCAAAGCTAACTACAGATTTTGAGTTATCTCAAACAACTGCAATTCTTGATGATGTAAGTTCAATTCAGGTCGGTTCTAGATTATTTGTAAATGGCGAAGTAATGTTGGTAAACTCAATAAATGGAAATAATGTAAAAGTTTCCAGAGGTTATTCTGGAACCACACAGTCTGCACACATTACCGGGTCTGATGTATTTTTGATTACCGAATCCGATGATGCATTAATTGAAGAGGGTGATGATTTTGGATTTAGTGGAGAAACAGAATTTTTTAATGATGGTTTAGTTTATAACCCAACGACAGATACTGATGTTGATCCATCAACTTTAACATAAATTAATTGATATGACTAAAAATTTTGAAAATATAGATTCTGCTTTAGATATTGAATCCAAAATTGTTGAAACTTTTTCGGATAATCAGTTATCTGCACAAAAAGTTGATACAGTGGTTGATAATTCAGATAAAGATGTAAAAAAAGATTATGAGTATACAAGGGGAAATTTATATTCTTTAATTGAAAAGGGTCAAGAGGCTATTAATGGAATTCTTGAATTAGCACAGGAAACAGATCAACCTAGAGCTTATGAAGTTGCTGGACAATTAATTAAAAATGTGGCTGATGCCACTGACAAACTTTTGGATCTTCAAAAAAAATTGCGTGACATTGAAGAACCAAAGGATGGCAAATCTCCAACAAATGTTACCAATGCTCTTTTTGTTGGATCAACTGCCGATCTAGCAAAGTTGATTAAGCAACAATCCAAAAATGAAAACGTTTAAACAATTTCAAGAAGATTGGTCTAATAAATATAAAAAGAGTATTGATTGCTCAAATCCAAAAGGATTTTCTCAACGCGCACATTGCGCAGCAAGAAAGAAAAGAGCAAAGGGTGAAGAGATTAAATCAAAATCAGTTGAATGAAAAATCAAAAATTTTCTCACAAAACACCACATTTAAAAGGAAAGCAACATCAGTTAGATCCCAATTTGGATCTAAAGCAGTTGGTTCATCATGCAACAGTTCAGTATGTTGATCGTGATGCTGATGGGGATGTGGACGTTTATGATAATCCGAAAAAAGCAATTCCTGACGAAAATGTTTCAAGTGCTGCTGATGCTGAAAAATTTTCCAAAAAATTAATTGCAAAGCAAAAGGGTGAAATAAAGCATACAAAGGTGGGAATGGCATATGAACAAACAAAAAGCGGTGATAGTTCTTTGCGTGACTGGTTTACTAAGAGTCGCTCTTCTGATGGCACCCCTGGTTGGGTTCAACTGGGTGGTAAATACGCAGGAAAACCCTGTGCCAAGCAACCAGGCCAAACCACAAAACCAAAGTGTGGTTCCAGTAAAATGAAGGCAAACCTCTCTGATGATGAGGAGCAAAAAGCATTTCGTCGCAAGAATCAAGAAGATCCAAATCCAGACAGAAAGGGAGAAGCAAAAATGGTTGCGACTGAAGAAAAAGATGCATGTTATAAAAAAGTAAAATCAAGATATAAGATTTGGCCTTCTGCATATGCGTCTGGTGCTTTGGTTAAGTGTCGCAAGGTTGGTGCCTCTAACTGGGGAAACAAGAGCGAAGGATTTGAATATTCAAATTGGAGAGATGACTTTAAGGCTACTGAGTATGAATTTATAGATCTAATCAAACCAAACCCAATCAAGATGGACTCTTTGCAAGAAAAGGCAATGCATACTCATGAAGGCAATGAGGAAGAAAGATATTGCCCTTTATGCAAAAAAAGAGAAACTAGATCTGAATGTTCTTATGGAGAAAAAGCTTGGGACAGAGTATCTGTCAAAGATGAGGAATATTCAATGGTCCGTTCCGAAATAAGTACGATTGAGGATGCTGTAAAGAGACTTAGAGCTAAAGTTGCTAAAGGTGAGGGAAATTTGGAGGCATGGGTTCAGTCAAAGATTACTAAGGCAGCAGACTACATTGACACAGCTGCAGATTATGTGCAAGGTGGAGAGATGGATGAGGAATGTTGGAGTGGATATAAGCAAGTTGGAATGAAGAAAAAAGGAAAGAAAACAGTTCCCAATTGTGTTCCTGAAGAAACTGTAACTGAAGGTATGCGGTTGCCTGCCGATAATGGGAATTTGATGATGGTTATTGCAATGTGGAAGGGTAAAAGTTATTCTCTTAAAATGTTCTTCCCACAATTAAAAGTTCCATCAAAGAAAGAAGTTGAAGAGCAAATTCAAAAAGTGTATCCCGGTGCAAGAGTGATCTACTCTAGAGTTTGTGAGCAAGAACCTGGTCAACCTTTTCTATATGTAAATGGAGATCGTGGTTCCTTTGGGCCAAATAAAAATTATGTAAAACCTATGGGCGAAGAGGTTGAAGTTGATGAGGATTGGCAAAAAGTAAATCGTCAAGACAAAACTGATGGTTTAAGTCAAGCAGCAGTTGATGCTTATCGCCGTGAGAATCCAGGTTCAAAACT